ACTGAATTTCAATCAGTTTAAGCGGCTGGTCTGTTTCGTTACACAACATGTGCCACTGATTCTGTTTGATCCAGATATGCTCATGTACTCCAAAATGACCAACGAGATCGTGATCACTAGAATTGTCCAAGGTGTACACAGCGGCTTCTCCTTCGGCCACAAACCAAAACTCAGCACGGTGATCATGGCGTTGCATGCTCAAACAGGTCTTGGGGGCGACTGTGAGTTCTTTGAGCTTGGTATTAGCACCTACTTCGTGTAACACACGATAGTAGCCCCAAGCACGACCAGTCTTGGGCTTTTTCCAGTCTTCCAGTATCCACGAACTGGAGTTCATCTTGTTTTCACCACCTACACCAAACACAAACTCCACATCATCAAACACCATTTCAGGAATGTTATCCTTTGTGCGATCGCCTCCGTTGGCAAATACAATTTGATCGTTAGGATAACGTATTTTTATCAGTTGGATTGCATCACAACTACTATTGTCACTGTCGTTGTAAACCACAACCTCGTCTACAATGCTCAATGCACTGACCAGTGCAAAGCGTTCGCTCATAGGCATGAATGGCTTTCCCTTTTTACGAGTAAGCCATTCATCTGAATTGAGTCCAACAACTAGTTTGTCTCCTAGTTGTTTTGCTGCCTGAAAGTAAGCAAGATGCCCGGAGTGGATGGGGTCAAAGCCCCCTGTGACTATAACAATTTTCATACTGTTATTTAAACACAGTATCAGAACAGGTCTAGTTTTTCCCAGGGCAAATAATCTTTGCCAAAGTGACCGTAGTTGGTTGTTGAACTGTAGATAGGGAGGAACAGTTTAAATCGTTCAATAATGCCCCGAGGGGTTAGATCAACATTGTCCTGAATCCATTTAGTTAACTCTCGGCCTTGGCCAGTATCGGCAGTTTCTACGTAAAAACTCATGGGCTGAGCCAGTCCAATAGCATAACTGATCTGTACTGTGGCCCAATCAGCCCGCCCACTTGCCACAATGTTCTTAGCAATCCACCGTGTCAAGTAGGCAGCACTCCTATCCACTTTAGTAGGATCTTTGCCACTGAAGGCTCCGCCACCATGAGGACTATAGCCACCGTAAGTATCAACAATAATCTTACGGCCAGTAAGCCCAGTATCGCCATCAGGGCCACCAATAACAAATCTACCAGTAGGGTTAATAAAGAATTCAGTTTGGTCATCTACTAATCTCATTGGCAATACACTGCGAATTACTTCTTCAACTGCGGCTCGCACAACGCTGATAGGCATGTTGTCGCTGTGTTGGGTACTACATACTACCTTGGCAATACGTGTTGGAGAGCCGTCATCGTTATATTCAAATGTTACTTGGCTTTTTGCATCAGGGCCAAGCCAAGGCAAGCTATTATTTTTGCGTAATTTGGCAAGATGTTCTACAATCTTGTGACTCCAATAAATTGCGCTAGGCATGTGTGCATCAGTTTCGTTGCAGGCATATCCAAACATTAAGCCTTGATCTCCTGCACCAAATGTGTCAGTTCCCAGTGCAATGTCGGCACTTTGTCCGTGCAACAAATTTGTGATCTCTACTGTGCGCCAATCGAATCCTGTTTGCTCGTACCCAACATCTTTAATAACCTTGCGAACTGCACTATCAACTTCTTGGGCGTGTAATATGCCTTTGTATTCGCCTGCTACAATAACACGATTGGTAGTGACTAATGTCTCACATGCACATCGTAATGTTGTGTCTTGTTTGGTCATAATCAAATCTAACACAGCATCGCTAATAGCATCTGCTATTTTGTCTGGGTGACCTTCTGATACGCTTTCACTTGTAAATAGATAACTCATTGATTCCTTTAAACTTGTATATCTTCCATGCCAGCAGTACGCAATCGTACCACATGGCCCATTTGCCATTGTTTGGTGTCAAGACCTTTCATAATCCCTAACCATCGATTTCGTAGATACGCTACTTCATTGATGATAGTTTCATAATCAATAACTTCGTCCTCACCATCAACATATTTCTCAGCGTCTCTACTGGTCAAGGCTCTGGCATATCCTTCCAAATATTTTTGAAAGTGTTTGCGCCGAATCTTGCGCAGTTGAATGTTAAGAAAATTTAATACAGCCTCAATTTCTTGCAATTGATTGAATCTATGCTCTGTGATACCCGGCAATGCTGTGATGTTTTTTTCTACTACGCCACCAATTTTGCAATCTCGTTTGGCCAGATCTAATTCATTCTCGTAATGTTGTATGAAGTCTGGTATGAGTCCAAGATTAGCAGTAACTTTACTGTACCACATGTGTTATCCTATTGTTAGCCAGGAAAAAATATCTTTCCATTTGGTGTTTCTTCTGTAATCGTTAGTATCAAGATATCGCAACAGACCTTGTTGTCTATTAAGGTCGGCTTTACAGTTCGTTTTTAGTTTAGACACAATGCCATCAAAGCTTTCAAGGGTTGTTTTATCATCCCAAGTTTCCTTGGGTAATAAATTATACACTGATTCCAAGCTAGAGTCAAATATAGAGTAATCAAACATAGTGGGATCAAACACACTTTTGTTGTTAGGTAGAACCAAATGCATGTACCAAAATATTTTTTGTTTTGCGCACCATTGATTGTATTTTTGTGCTAACTCTGGCATGTTGGGGATTGACAACGAAGTTATAGTCGACAATAAGCCAATTCGAAATGCAGACATTTCGATCAACAACTCCATGTTACGATCAAAAATATCTAACACGAATCCATGCCGTATGTATTCTTGTGCATTTCCCCAACAATCAACACTGACCTGAATATCAATTCGTTTTAGTTTATTTTGTTGTTTCAGATTTCTTAGTTTTTCCAATATTGGTTGTATGACCTTGGTTGGCAAAATAAGATTGGTAACCAAATTAAACTCTAGGTCCGGGTGCGGATGCAGTTCGAAATATTCAATCAACTTCAACACATCATTTTGTAAGAAAGGCTCACCGCCTAAAATTTGTAATCGTTGTAACGATAGACTATGTGTTTCAAACCATGACCAAAACTTTGGAACAAGCTCGTGATATTTGTTATCGTTGTATTCAAAATCTAACTCAGGAAGTATTGCACCTCCAAATTTTTTATTTTCAGCCTGTATTGATGAACTAACTATTGCATTGCAATAAATGCAAGATAGGTTGCAGGTGTTAGAAAAAAACACTTCTAATACCACAGGATTAACTACAGTTAAGGCATTGTCTTGATCAAGTTCTTTAGGATATACATCCGGAATTTGATTTTGAAACATGCGATCACTGATGCCGCTACTGTGTTCAATATCTCGACAATATTCGCAACCATTACTGGGCCACAGAGACTGTAGCATAACACTCCTGTCTTTTACTTTGACAGGAGTGTTATGGAAGTCTTCAAATTTTTCTGGTATAGCCGATGTACTGGCCCTATGACAAGAAGAAGTGGTTCCTTGATTTAGATATAGTGTGCTCCAAGACCATTTTGACCTACAACTAGTTTCCGAGTTAATAGGAAAATATTTTAAAGACATTAGTCTTCCCAGTCTTTGTCATCAAAGTCATCAAAATCTTCGTCTTCTTCAGCATCTTCTTCGTCAACATAATCTTTGTCGTTGTCAAGATATGCGGTCAGCGCACGTTTGATATCTGAATCGCCTTTGAACGCATTGCGAATATCTTCTACGTCTGAATCATTGTCCATCAAGATCTGCACCACAGTTTCTGCAGCCTCTGCACGGTCCACAGTGTTTACAAAACGTTTAAGTTCACTCCAAATTTCACTTGCTACTACTTCGCTCATTCTGCATCCTCCTCGACTGTAGTTACCTCTGCCTTCTGATTACCAAAGTCTTTCATCACAACATCCAAGCACGAGTCGTCGTTGCGTTCCCAACCTTTGCGGAACTTCTTGATGATCTCTCCGGCACTGGTAGTAAACACAAGACTGTTGCCTTCTTTTTTAAGCAGACCTTTTTTCTCAATCAAGTCAGTAAGACCCGAGTATGGACTCATACCTGTTGTGTAAGGAATCTTGACTTGTACACCTTCAAAAGGTTTGGCATAACGTGTTTTCATAACTTTGCAACCAGCACGAATGCCGTTTACTTCGGATACTTTGTTGCCATCCTCATCCTCTTTGAGTTTCATCTTCTTCATGGCAACCACAATAGAACTTGCATAGATAAAGCCCTGACCGCCGGAGATCTTGTCATCCGGATCAAACATATCTTGTGATGCGTATGTGTGATTGGTACAAACCAAGCCTACATTGTAACTACCAAACATATTAACACAGTTACGAACAAGTGCTGTTAGTGCTTTGGGCTTGCGACCTAAGTCACCTTTCATTTCACCTGCATCAAATTGGTTAACGTCTGTGGGGGTTAACAACATGCCTAGGGAGTCAATAACAAACATGACCTTGGGACGTTCGCCGTCTGGTAGTGCTTTGTAGTCGCTCATGAATGTGGAGATTGTTTTTGCCACGTCATCAATCATGGCCATTGACAACTTGAGTAGTTTATCTGGACCAGTGTCAACGCCTAATGCTTTGAGCCAGTCTTCATCCAGTGCGTTCTCACTGTCGATCAACACCACAAAGATACCTTGTTCTTGTGCGTGTTTGACAATGTTGCCTGAACAGATGTAGCTTTTACCAGCACCAGAATCACCGGCAAACACAGTGACTTTGCCCAGCGGAATGCCGCGATTGAAGTCGCCAGAGATCAAATAGTTCAGTGCATAGTTGCCTGTACTGATCCAATCTGTAGGATCATTGAAGCCAATTGAAAGGCCGTCAATGCTTTTTGTAATTTCCTTGCGGAACTTTGAAACGTCAAATGGTTTTCCCATAATTCACCTATGTATAGAAAGAAACGCAAGAGGTGTTATCCTCTTGCGTGATGTGGTGTCAATTATTTTTGTTGACGAGCACGGATCATTGCCAAGATGTCTTGGGCATTGCCGCCGGCGGCAGCGGCTGGTTTAGCAACTGGTGCTGTAGCAACTGCAACTTCGTCTTCATCATCAAATGGTGATGCACTTGCTACTGGAGCAGGTGCTGGAGCAGCCTTAGCCACTGGAGCACTTGCAGCCACAATGTCGTCTTCGGTAACGCCACTGTTGCCACCTGCTGGTGCGTTAACACCTGCTGGACGGAAGTATTGACCCCAACGCTCTGTGTCGTACGGTTGTCCATCTACACTTGCTTCGAACATCTCTTTGATGACCTTCAACTCCACGTCTGTCGGACGCTTGGGCAAGAATGTGCTCAAGTCAAACAAACCAT